CTAGCCTACTTCCCCTGCCAGCCATCGTGGCTCAATGGGCCGGTGATCAATCAATGGGAACTCTCCCGACTCGGGCCAGTTGCGAAGTGATCGGCGGTACGCCTGTAACTCACTGTACTGCGTGGGGGTCAGCGTGGTTTCTAAACGCTCCTCCAACTCGTCGCGATGACGCGCCACAACTCCGTCAGTTTCGAACAGTTGCTGATCGCGCCAAGCCCGCTCGATAGCAGACAGCTTTTCATTACTTGGCGGCGGTGGGTCCGTTAGCACCGGATATCCGTCATCGCCCCAAGTAATAACTTTGCCCTCCGACGCCCCCGCAAGCAGCTCAGTGTGATAATCAGCGGAAATTTCTACCGCATCCTCAGGAATCCGGGCCCCATGAATCTCGGCTTCGTAAAAACCGAGAGTAGATTTTGAAGCGAACATAGATTTTCTCCTTAGCAGCCAATGGCGAACCAATTAAACGGTTGCCCAGGGAGCGCTGAGCCACTTGCAGCCCTGAGATTCATAGAGACCCGGGGTGTTCCCGTCGCTTCAAGAGTGTAGGAAAGCCAGTTGGCTCCCGCGCCCGTACCAAATGCCCCGCCCCTGAACAAGACTCCCGTTGGGAACGTGATCGGGAAAGTCACTAAGTCGGTTGTGTACGTGGTTGATAATGCGCTGGTAGTTCTGACGCCCCACTGAAAAATCAGACCGCTCGGATGTTTCTGGAATCCATTAGTTGCTAGCTGAGCAACACCGGCACCATTGGTGGCCAAGATTGTCGATGCCGACAAATAGATAAATTCGATAGCCGAACCCGGCTGGATCGTAACCGAACTCGGATCAGCCCCCACTAATGGAGCCCCGAAGGCCATTCCATCTGGCGCCTTCACGTTAATTGCATTCGTTGCAGCCCCGCACTGCACGTAAAACGAAACACCGGGCCGCACCGTGGAAAATGCTGGAAGAGTTAGCACGCCATTAGAAGCAATATTTGCGAGAATCACGAAGCCAGCTTCAGCCGCCGTTAGCGCGACGCTTGCTTCAATAATCCTCACGCCGGCCTTATTGCCCAGTGCCCGCTGCACAAACTCCGTCGTAGAGAACGATTGGTCGTTAGCAAACTGAGGTTGGGTGACCACTGCAGGTAGGTCACTAGCTGCAAGCGCTGAACCTCCAGTCACAAGACCTTTTGAGTTGACCGTTACCTTTGGCCAACTGCCAGCCACTACTCCGCTATTCGCCAAGGCCAGCGCGATCTCGATATCAGCACTTCCATCAAAGCTACCCGAGCCTGTTGCGGCCCCTTTGAATGATAAAGCGCGAGCTGTCGCCAGCTTGCTGGCCTGGCCAACGGTGGTGAGACCATTAGCGATCCTCTCTAACTGATCCCGGAGCCACTTCGTTCGGCTCGCCAGCTGCTTACCTTGCAGGTTGTCGATACCTTCCGGTCCGCCCAGCACAGGGTCAGATGTCTCAAGTTGGTAGATGCCTACCGGCCATTCATTTAATTCAGGTAAATCAGCCATCAGCTGCTCCCATGGTTGTATTGGCCGTCGCGACGAGCAAAGCCGTTATGCCTGATAGCCACCGACTGATAGTCGAGCGACACCAGGCGGCAGCGTGTAGGGGCGACGGAAAGTAGGAGGCGGCGCACGAGCGCTGCCTGGTCGTTGGTGATGGCGCGGTTGAGAAAGACCCGATAAAGGGGCCAAGCGGCAGGGTTACCGTGGACGTGGTTCCCGTCCCTTGTGATCGCTCCATTGCGAACCTGGTTGTTCAGCCCTTCCTGGATCGTCACCTCGCCAAAGCCCAGCAAGCGGATAACCTCGCGGATAGCCCATGGATTGCCCTTGTATCGATGCAACTCGGCCGAACTCTTGATCAGGTTGCGCTTGGCATCCTCAGACTCGGCCAGCAACCAGGCCGCCTCGTCGATGAGGGAGAACTGGTCGGCCAGGACGGGCAGCAGTCGCGGTTTCACCAGGTCGACCAGGTAAACCAACATCGCGTTGATATCCAGGCTGTCAAACGTCTCGTTGAGCAGTTCACAGAGCAACGCGAAGCGCTCATCGCCGGCCAGGGCTGGCGGTAGTTGTTGCTCAGCCATAAGCCACCCCTGCATCCTCCAGCAGGATCGATGTGCAATTCGCCCACTCATTGCTCTGCAGCTCGCGCCAGGCGTTGGGTAACTCCAGCTCAGCGCGATAAACGCCATTCACCTGCAGCAGCGCCGTTATCTGCTCCTGGACAAGATCACGGCCGAGCCCGGCACGGCGTTCAACCGCATACGCGTCGGCGGCAGCCCTGGCCGCCTTCATCGCTTCGGCTCGATCTGCTGTTGCGTAAAAGGTCAGGCGTGCCTTGATCTGGTAGATCACCTCGATGGGCGCAAGGACATGCACTGTGTCGCATAGAGGGCGCACCTTTTCACCAGAAACCTGGCTCTTGATCTGCTGCAGTAGATCGCCAGTAGGCAAGCCGGTGTTTGTAAGCGGGAACAAAGCCACATGGCCATCTAATTGACCTTCGTCCGGCCCGTGCACGGCAACATCGATGATCGACTGATGTACAGCCAAGGCATGGTAGCGATATGCGCCACGACTACCGGCATTGCTGAAGGCTTCAGGCGCCAGGATGATCCGCTCGCGGTAGCGATCATCATCTTCATCCTCGGCACCATCGGCGGTGACGCTGGTGTTTGTCGCTGTCAGGCCCGCTGCAGGCGAGTTTCCGATGCTGCTGATCTGGCCGACGGCCCAGCCGTTGCCAACCACCCCAGCTGCAAGACAGGTCGCCGTTGTGCCTACCTGTGTTTGGCCAGCGGGAATGATTGCATCCTGGTCAGTCAGGAATGTGATCTTGGCGTCTTGGGTACTGACCCGAGTGCCGGCCGGTATCAGCAGCGGCTGCTGAACTGCAGCCGGCATGCTGAAGCGGATCGGGCAACGCGCTGGGGCGGCCAACAGTCTGGGGGTCGCGACCAGCTCGCCCAGGTAATCCAGGATAGGGGCGGCAGCGAAACGGACCAGGGACTGCTCGCCGGCATTTTGAATGGCCATGTCGGAGAGCGTCTTGACGTAGGCAATCAGGTCGATAAAAAGCCGCTCGACCTGGGCGGGATACAGCGTTTTCCCCGACTTGGCCTCATAGCGGGCAATCAGGGCGGCCTCGGTGGCGGCCGGATCGATCTCGACAAAGACGGGTTTAGGAAGCTCGCGCATAGGGCACCTCGGTCAACTGGGTGACGCCATCAGCAACACGCCACTGCACCCGCACGCTGATCTGTGACTCTTCAATCAGCACCTGTACCTGCACGACCGAGATGCGGGTTTCCCAACGACGAAGAGCATCGACCGTTTCCCGCACCAGGTGCGGGGTCACCCGGTTGACAGGCCAGTCGATATACAAATGCAGGTTGCTGCCGAAATCCGGTCGATGCGCGTCAGCGCCCTTGGGCGTGGTGAGGATGATGCGAATGGATTGGTCGATATCGCGCAGGCCCTCGACAACCTCCCCGGATGTACCGAGGGCGGGCTGCCAGTGGGCGGCGGTGATGCTGGTGTAAGGAGTGGGCGTCGTCATGCCTTCTATAGTGGATACACTGGAAGAAGACTACTTTTAATCGAGTTTAAAGACGCCTAGGACAGAGGTCGCTAATGAATGAGTTATGCCGATCAGTTGAAATGAAGCTTGCCCGTGCGGAATCACAAGCTCGGTCGTTGTCGGACTCCGTACTGACATGGGTTACAAACAACCCCTTAACCGCTGAAAGCAGGCTTCGGGATGGACGCTTTGGATTTCAGCTTATTTTGAATGAGTATCGAGAACCCCCGCCATTGGATACTTGGGGGCTTGCCATCGGAGAGTGTGTTCATAACCTAAGAAGCGCCTTGGACAATCTCGCGTATGCATTAGCACGACTCGAATGCGATCCGCCTGCGTTTCCTGGAAGAATTGCATTTCCAATTTTCACCGACAAAGCTTCGTATGAGGCCAACGGACGTCGATGTATCAGTCAATTACCTCAGGCATCGGCTGATCTGGTAGAGCGTTTACAGCCGTTTCAACGAGATGGTTCACCTGAGTTTGGAATTGCAGCTAACGATCCGCTTGTCCTCCTTCAGTGGCTAAACAACGCCGACAAGCATCGAGTGCCTTCGGTCGTATTGATTGCACCTACAGAACTGACTCATAACATGGCTGTAAAATTCTACTCAGATGAAGACGCATCAGCGAACGTACCACCAGATACAACCGTCTGGGCTGGCCCCCTCGAAGCTGGGGTCACGCTAATCGAGCTAAGAACAACCTGCCCAATAGAATCAGTTAGTGGTCAGTACGAAGGATACGCCAGGGTTGCTATCCAGTACGAAGACAGATTGGAACCGATAGGGCCAATGTTGGTGGCGTTGCACAAATACACTGCGCTTGTTGTTTCCCAATTCAACGTTTACTTCTAACTGAGCTATTAACAAAGCTAATGGCTATGGTGGTTCGAGTTGCCACCGACATCCAGGACAGCCCCTGTTGCATTGACGTTGCCATTCACACCAACGTTGCCATTCACCTGCAGGTTGCCATTCAGCGTGACCTGCGGGATGTCCAGAGACGCCGAGGGCGCCTTCACCACCACTGGCTCACCGGCTTCGACCGTGATATTCCGGCCGCACTTCACCAGCAACGCCCCCACGCAATCCAACGTCATCACCCCGGCCGCACGGTCGTAGGTGGAGACCGTCCCGTCACTGAACCGCACATAGTCTGTGTCCTCGTCGACCACGGGTGGCGGCTCGGCTGTCGAATAGATCCCGCCCAGGTACACGCCACCCACGCCGTCAGAGTCCAGCAGCACCGCAACCTGCTCATTCAGCTCCGGCATCAACGGCCGGCGCTGTGTGCCCTGGGTGTTGCGCTGTGGCACGTTGAGCCAATAACTCTCAACGCCGTCACGGTCATCTAGTCGCACCCGGATGCGGCAGGTCATGTAGTCCACAGCGCTGACTTCGCCGTACTCCAGTTGAACACCCATCAGGCGACCACCTCTTGTTTAATGCCGTAGGTCGACAGCGCCAGGTCGGGCTTGGTGCTGTCCTGGTTCATCGAGATCGAGGGCGCCGAGACACGGCAAGACTCAAGATCGACGATGTAGCCGCCGCTGCGGGTCATTTCATGTCGCGCTGACGTGATCAGGTAGTTGCCACCGAGCATGCCAGCGGCCGCCAACGTCACGATGTTGCCGCTGACCAGGTTGGGTCGGCCCATGGCGGTCCAGGCGCCTGTTGTGCGCTCCCGGTTGGCCTTGGCCAGCTCGGCCTTGGCTTTCGCCTTGGCCTCTTCCGCCGAGGCACTGCGCTTGCGCTTCTTCTTGGTGTCGCCGCTGGTCGTGGCCTTGCTGGAGCTGCTCGGCACTGCGACTGTTTCACCTTTATTGTTGATGGTGTACGAGATCAACTTCTTGGTCGCCGGCTCCTTGTGCTTGACCTCAACGGCTTTCGGTACTTCCCGGATCTGATCGCGAAGATTGATGTTGCTCAGGTCTCCCAGCACCAGGGACGCCACCGGCACGCCCTTGACCAGTTCGCTGATGGCATGGAACACCATGCGCTTGCCGGTCACCTTGAACGCATAGTCGTACTCGCCCGCAAGGTTGCGCAGGAACACCAGATCCGACTCCTGTTGTGTCAGCCGGTCGAGCTTGATCGGTTCGATACTGCCGATCAGCTCCAGCCCCTGGCGGGTGGCAATCTGCTTGGCTACCGCGTCCAGCGTCGTGTTCTCGTAGGCCTTGTGTTCAGGCGTGCGCAACGGGCTGTTGATGCCTGTGCCCAGAGCCCGGATGGTAATCGTAAACGGCGGGCCTCGCAGTTCGACCCCATCGATCTCAAACCGGCCCACCGTGCGCAGTGGCTGCCCCTCCCAACCAATGGACAGCGCCAGGCTATCGCCCTTTCCTGGATACCAGGCATCGCGCCATTTGCCTTCGGCGTCCTCCAGCTCGACATCCAGACTGTCGGCCAGGCCTGACAAGAAGTCCTGGTAGGTCAGTGACAAGAGGTGTTCGCTGATGTTGCGGGTGATATTGCGCTGCTGGTACTCCAGCACGAAGCGAGCCTCGGGCACCTGTTTGGGAATCATCGCATCCATGGCGGCAGATCCTCAGTTGTGGCCACGGGTTCAAGGACCGGAATGGCCAGGGTCAACCCGGCCGGCAACGCTCCGGTGATCGGCACATGCATGTTGGCCTGAACGATCGGCAAATACCGATGAGCGTCCCCATAGTATCGCCAGGCCAACTGGTCCCAGCGCTCACCCTCGGTCGTGACATGGGTCAGAAACATCAGGCCTTCCTCGTCAGAACTTGTGCTGCAAGGCCCGCCAATCGGGTGCTGGCACCGTTCATAGTGGTGAGCGCCTGGTCCAGTGACTGACGGGAAGCGGTGAACCGATCCACGATGTTGCCCAGGTCTACTGGGTCGAGCGCTGATCGCGCACCTGTCACACTGCTCAGCACGTCCTCACCCAGGCGCGACAAGTCGGCGCCGTCATCGAGCAGGCCCGCGGCCGCAGTCAGCCCCTGTAACGGCTCGATAGCCCTGGCAGTGACACCCAGCAGTTGGGGTACTTGGCCAAGGATCATCGACGCGTTTCCGCTCTTGACCGTCTCGTACAGGTTCTGGCCAGCCTTCAGCATGTTGCCGGCCGTCTTGGCATGACCGATCACTGCCTGGACGGTGCTGGGTGCAGGCATCAGCCGTGAGATAAGTCCGGGCGATCCTGCTGCAGCAGCTGACGTACCATTCAACGTCGTATCGAGCAGCCCGGAGCGAGTCACCTTGCGCGTGAAGGCCCCGGTGTACTCCTTCAGGTTCAGCTGCACCACTGCAGATTGAATCTGACCTGTTGCCGTTGCACGGCGGACGGTGTTGCCGATGTTGGTGATGACATAGGCGCCGTGGTACTCGCCGGAACCCATCACGAACGCCAGGGGCTCATGCTTGGCCTTGGCCTGGCGCAATGCCCGCAAGCGTGCCTCGGGGTCACCGAGAACAGGATGCAGCTCGATTGTCAGATTGCATTCGTCCAGCCCTTCGCCGATCCACTCCAACAGGGGCTTGCCCTGGATACGAGCATGCTCGGCCCAATCGGCCGAGCCGCTTTGCTCCATGCCGCTGATACCACCAGAAACGGTGAATTCGATCTCGCCCAGGATGGCAAACATCAGGCTATCCCTCCATCGCCCGAGCCGTAGCTCAGGCGGCGCTTGTCGTGCAGGTAACGCTCCATCATTCGCATGAACTCGGGGTAGCCGGCCTGCAGCGCTTGATTGACCTGGTCACGCACGCCAGGGCCACCTGGCACGGTGATCTGTGGGGAGAAGTGGAAGACGGGTTGACCGCCTGCAGCTGCAGCACCAGGAGCAGTGCCACCACCACTACCCATCATGCTCGCCCTGGAGACGTCTGCAGGGTTCGGCGGTGCGAGGTCGACACCCGATTGCGCTGCCATGCCAAGCGCGGCCTTACGTACCAGGCCGGCCTGTGCACTGATGCCGATGGCGGCACCTTCGCTGATGTTTGCGCCGTAACCCATGAACACGCGGCTCGGTGACTGGATGCCAAGCGTCTCGGTGAACCAGCCTTTCACCGATGAGCCAACACCGATGACACTTTCTTTCAGCGACGCGGCCATGTTGCTGATGCCGTTGACCAGACCCGTGACAATCATGCCGCCGAACTCGCTAAATTTGCCGGGTAGCTCAACACCGAAGTAGCTCATCACCCCGGCAAAGGCCTTGTAGAAAAGGCCCAGCGGCGAGAAGTTGGCAATCAATCCGACAATGCCACCCAGGCCACCGTTGAAGCCGGCCTTGATCTCACCCCAGAGCCCCACGAAGAACCCTTTGATGGGTTCCCAATAGCGATAGATCAGGTATGCCGATAGGGCGATACCCGTGACGAGCAAGCCGATGGGATTCATCAGCAGGGCTCGACCAAGCCATAGAACAGTCTGACCAACCAACTTCAGACCAAATAACAACGTACTGCCCAGGACTTTGCCCAGGGCCAGCGCTCCACGTGCGGCCAACAACAGCGGCGCACCCAGGGCCATAGTCAGGCCGCGCAAGAAGAGCCCGCTGTATCTAACGACGGTCACCAAGCCACGACCAACACGGGATAGGCCGGAGATCAATGGGGTGAACTTGCCCATTTGCCACATGGCACGCAGCAAGGTCCACTTCGCAGAGAGGGTTTTGATAGTCGTGGATATAGCCACGAAAGGCGACAGCACCAGGTTGGCACCATAAGCAACACCGATGAAGGCCAGTTTGCTGAGCAGAAGACCGCCGACCAGGCCAATGACGCCTTTGATGAGTGCGGGGTTCTCACCTGCCCAGGTGGCGAATGACTGCATTACCGGTAGGACTGCTTGGGTAACGTCGACAAGAGCAGGTAGCAGCACGCTACCAATGGTTATTCCGATCTCCGATAGATTAATCGTCAGCGCTTTCAACTGTTCCTTCGGACTCTCCATGCGCTTTTTCCAATCAGCATCACCAATTCCCTTGTCGGCATCATCGATACTGGTTTTTTGAATTCCACTTAGATCTTTGCGGTTTGCCATAGCGGGTCGAACAAAAGAAAGCACCTGCATGTCGGCAAATAGCTCGCCCAGCTTGTAGGCTTCGTTCAAGCGCTTCAGGGCAATTTCTCGCTCGGCATCGTCCTTGATAGCCATCACTTTTTGAAACTCACCAGTGGCTTTCGGACCTTTGCTCCCAACATACTGAGTAATCACTTCAAGCATTGCCTGAACTGGAGTGAGACCCTTCCCGACCAGGTTATTCATCGCGCTTGTTAAGTTGATCCCGGCCCCCTCAAAGGACTTGAGCGTGTCCTTCGCAGTTAACTTTGAGAGAAAGTTTTTGAAGTTGTTGGCTGCCTCGTCATTGCTACCCGCGCCGCGTCGGGCAATCTGAAGGGAAGCACCAATCTCTGCTACGGCTCGCTCGCCAGTGATCCCCAAAGCGGCAAACTGAGGAGTCAACTGAGGGAGCCACTTGGCCATGTCAGCAAGTTCGAATTGACCGTTCTTCCCTGCGGAAGCGAGCATGTTCATTGAGCGCTCAAATCCTGATGCTCCAATCCCCAAGTTGTCGTTGAGCGCAATTGCGACAGAGCCAAGGTCATCCATGCTGGCTCGTGTTGCAGTAGCGAACTTAGACATTAGAGGTGCATAGGCTTCCAGCTCTTTAACGTTAGAAATCCCCCCGGCGATCAGCACTTGGGCGCCTGCCGCCACTTCCATCTGAGTTTGGTTCCACTTCAGAGCAGAGCCCCTAAGGACATCGCCCAGACTCTTCTCTTTTGCTGCATCAAAGCCACCGGTAATGGCGATGTCATTTGTTCGGTCCTTGAAGTCGATAGCGGTACGCATCGACTGAACAACCGGTGCACCCAGTACAGCACCAGTGCCGATTGTTTCCATGGCTTGGCCACGTAATTCACCGCGCTTGTTCTTGAGGGTTTCACCACGGGCAATACTGGTATTGAGGCGGTCCTGCTTGATCTTGAGTTGATCAATGGTTCTGCCGACCTGGTCGTACTGTCGACGCATGCGTTCGATGCCAGTACCACCACGCGCCAAGGACGCGGCCAGCTCGGTCCCTATGAGTTTCTGCTTGGCCGTCAGGCCATCGGTCGCACGTCCGAGCTGCTGCACTGTTGACTTGGCAGAACCGAATGCGGCACTCAAGGAGCCCGATACAACGGCCCCTATGCGTAATCCGACTAAGACTTCATTCGCCATAGAATACTCAGCAGGCTATTGGATTGAGGGTGTGCGCCTGCGACGTAGGCGCACGGTAGGACGAAGGTCCGGAGTGGCTGCCGATCAGCGTTTCATCTGCTCGGCAATTTCGTTGCGGCGATCAATCTCGCGCCGACACACATCGACCCAGAACCAATACCGCTCCATGTCCAGCTCGTCGATCTCAGACGGCTGCATCCTCAGCACCAGCAACAGCGCCTCGTCCCAGGACTGCAGCAAGGTCTCCTCCGTTAGCCATTTCCCGCAACACCTCGGTGGCTAACTTAGAGTCAGCGATATCAAACTCACCGAGATCCTCAAGGGTGATACCCAAGAGCTTGGCGGTGAGGATGTCCTCCACCACGGCCTGGTCTTGGGTATGGGTCTGCGCAGCACTAAGGTCTTTGCGCTTCAGGCGTTTGATGGGCAGCTTCGAGATCGTTTCGCCGCCGGCACTTTTGAAGGGAAACTTGAGGGTAAAGCTGAGTGATTCGGCCATCTTTGTTGCTCCAGGTTGTCGGTTTAATCGACTGCTTTAAGTGAGCCCTGAGCATCGCACCTGGCCGTGGCGATGACTTTTAATCGAGTTTAAAGACGAAGCCCCGCACGATGGCGGGGCTTCGGTTTGCCGTCCTGGCGACTCCAGTCCGTTGGAGCTAGTCCTGGTCATGCATCAGCAGTGGCGGCAGCAATGGCACTGACAACGTGGTGTCATCTGATAGCGGCCGGTCGCCAATGTCATGCTCAGTGCCTCAGCCAAAACCTCTATCGGGGTTTCCTCTAAGACCTTGCCCCAGTATTGTCTGGCACGCATAAAGTCGAAGTCTCGACGCACCTGCATATCGATGCATCTCACTAAATCATCGCGCTTGTTTTCTCTTACTTGCTGTTCTTCAGGAGTCAAGGACATGACCACCTCCAATATCAAACAATTCGACGAACACACCGGACTGGTACTCGGTGCTTTATATGAAAGTTTTCCGGTGCCGCGTCCTCTGTTGATTGAGGATTTCGCTCCCGATGGTTTTTCATCTGATGATTTCCTCGGAACAGAAGTCCTCAACGAAAAAGGAGAATTCCTATTCGCCTGCATTGATTGGCTAGCAGAGTCAGGCTACTTGCGCTTCAAAAAGAGGGTGCACAACACCGGATTTACAGATGCGGTGCTGACCGCCAAGGGGCTTGAGGTGCTGAAGGCAATCCCCGATAGCGTCAGCACCGGACCAAGCCTTGGCGAACAGTTGGTCAATGCCGCCAAGAGCGGCGTCAAGGGCGCAGTAGGCAGCGCCGCAGGAAAGGTTTTTTCCCTCGGAGTCAAAATTGCCTCCAGTCACCTCGGCCTACCTGGCTGACTCAAGCCTGACCGATATTCTTCCGGTACTTGGACAACTGGTCTTCACCACCAACCCGGAAGATATTGGACAGGTAATCCAGCAACACGACTTCTTCACCGTTGAGGACCTGGCGCACATAAGTGGCCGAGAACGGAGTTTCATACTTGGTCGGGTCGCGGGGCTTATGGCTGCCCAGCTGATACTCCTTGCCTGTGATTGTCATCATCGTGACCAGCGGAATCTCGTCGACCAGGCCACCGTTGTTGAACACCTGGACGTTGGAGCGGCATTGCAACTGGATGCTCTTGAATGGAGTGACCAGCTTCTTTGCCGCGTCAGAGTACAGACTGTTCCAGGTGATCTTGCCTTCCAGCTTATCGAGGCCATCCGGCAGTTCGATCAGGCCAACCATGCCCAGCCCCTGGAAGTCGCTTGTCACGGTCTTGATCGAGCCCAGATCGATCTCTTCGGACTTGCCAAAGAAGCTGGCACCGTCGAGGTAGATGGCGGCGTTGGAAATACGGTGTGCGCTAAAACCGGCCATTTATGCGGCTCCCAGGTTGACCAGGTATTCCCCGGTGATTTCAGTTTCAAACGTGCCGCGCTCGAATGGCACAGACACCCCGAGCTTGTAGCTGAACAGAACGTGTCCCAGCTCCAGCTCGGTTTGTGGGTTGCGTGCGGGGTCATACCAGCATTCGCCGCCGAGAAGCGCACCGTCGATGATCTGCTTGCGGGCAAACAGGTTCACGCTTTCGGTCACGCTGGTGAGCAGCGAGTCGGTGACCGGCATGTCGACAAACTGCAGTGAGCTGTAGCGAATCGATTCGTCGAACACGTCCTTGGTGCGCCGCACGTTTTCAAAGTTGCGCATGTGGGTCACTGTCGGCCAGGCGGCAGAGCGGTTACCCCACGCACGCAGGCCGGTGCCGAACGAGTTGAATACGGTGGTGATACCGTTCTCGTTGAGCAGGTTAACCTCGCTGTTCGGATCATCCACCCGAGCGGTCAAAGGCCGCTCCAGACCGATGACGCCAATCAGCTCCTGGTTGGAAAGGCTCCACCAGTGACCCTTGTCGATATCGACCTTGGCGCGTAGTCCTGCCAGTCGGATGGAGAGCGGCTGCAGGCGCGATCCATCAGTTGCCGCGTCGTACACTTTCACATGCGGATAGCACAGGCGTGCACGGTCGCTGCTGGTGTTGAAGTTGATGGTTCCAGCCGGACCGCGCCCCGCAATAGCTTGCTGGACCGTGATGCCGATAGGCGCGTCGATGTAGGCCATTGCGCTGAGCTGCTCGGCCGAAGCGATCAGCTCGACACTCACCGAATTCAGGGTGCTGAAGCCCGGCGCGATGAAGATTTTCGGGAAGTACCCGAGCAAGTTGTAACTGTCCTGGAAAGCCTTCAAGCCAGTACGCCGGCCGGCGACGGTGACCCCGCCAATGATATCGGCCGGAGTGACTTTGCTTGGGTCTGCGTAGGTGTAATCGGCCTTCACCTGGGCGTTGGCGGGAATGGTCCCGGCCGGCAGGCGAGCCACTCGACCGGTCAGCATGTTCACCGTGTAGTCAGTACCCAGCTCGTAGGTGATGTTGCCATCCGCCGACTTGATCGCCAGCAACTGCAGCGCACCATGCTCCAGCTGTAGCAGCTCGTTATCACCGAATTGCTTTTCCTGGCCCATGAGGCTGGTGCGGTGAATCGCTGGATCGAGGACGTTGACCACCAGCACCGTCCCGGCGCCATAGGCATAGATGCCTTCCAGGGCTTCAGGAATGCTGAAGCCGGTGAGGTGCGTGCCGAACTGAGCCGCATCTACTTCATTCAGCGATTGTGTCAGCTCGTTGACCGGCCCGATGGGCGCTGTGCCGACCAGGGCGATTACCGCCGACTTGACCACGCGAATGGCACGCGGGCCGCGCTCGACTTCAATGGTTTCGATACCGTGTAAATAGTTGGCAGCCATTGGGCTTACTCCTGTCCAGGTTTCTGAAGCGCGGCCGTAGTCTTGCTGGCTGGCTTCGCTTCAGGCGGTGCAAGTACCAGGTGCTTGAGTTCCAGCAGCACCAGGGTGTACTCGTGGTCAGCAGGCAGGTCGACGGGTTTCCCCGGCTGCAGCTGCACGTCCAACAGTTCGCGGGCTTCGCCTACCCGCAGAGTGGCGCCGCTCTGCGGGCCGTTATAGATGTAGCGGGTAAGTTTCATTGGTCTTCCTCGAAACGAACTTGTTTAAGCAGTGGTCCATATTCAGGCCCCATAACCTGCAGCTGAGTGGCACGCAGCGCGAAGTCCTGGGCGTATTGCCAGACCCCCTGCATGTGGCCAATGAATTGCTCTGCAACTGGACGGCAGGCCTGATCGCAATGCGGTGCAAACCAGCCCGTCAGGCAAGCACGGATCTGGTCAAGGCTGCTGATCACCCCGTCCTTGCCATTGAGCTGGCGAAACACCAGGGTCAACCTGATGACGATGTTGCGGGCCTGGAACATCGAGTCTCCGGCCTCGGAGCCGCCGAAGGTCGATTTGCCGTAGGCAAGCAGGATCGCGCCCCGTGTGTGGTTCAAGCGGTAGGCCGATGGGTTTTCAGGGAACAGCTCAACCGCCAGCTCCTGGCCGAAGGTCTTCTGCAGGCGATCCCGCATGGCGTCCATGAGCTGTTCGGTTTGGGTTTTGGGTTGAGTCATCAGTAACGCTCCCAGAGATCGCCGCCGAACTGCTGGCGACGTGCACGGACACGGATCTCACCAGGCTCCGGCGCGGCCTGGCCGCCAGGCATGCCCAGGTGAACTACACCGTCACGGATGCTTTCAAGGAGCTTGATGGTGTCCTTGCGGCTGTCCTTCACCGCGTCGGGCAATGCCCCTTCGGGCCGGCGCTGATACAGCCAGTGCCGGGCCAGGTACACCACAGCATCGCGCAACACGGTCGGGACCGGATCGAGCGGCAAGTCGTAGCGACCGCGAAGGTAGCCATCGACCAGCTCTTCAGCCTGGCGGACGCCATCCTCAATGACGTCCTCGTTGGGCTCCATCGCGGCGGGGTCGTCGTTGGAGAGCTGAAGCAAGGTCAGCTCAGGAATGGCCTTGCCGATATCGGCGCGAGTGCAGTAGCGCATGGCTGGCCTCAGATTCCCCGGACGATACGGATGACATCACCTGCAGCTGTTGCTGCATCCATCGCGATGCCGTTCGCCTTTCCTGTAGCGAGCGTCACCGCTCGACCCGAGGCGTCGGACTCCACCTCGACACCAGCCGCCACAGCAGCACCGGCAGTGACCAGGCAGATGCCCAGGACACTGACCGGGGCCACATTGTCGGCTTCGGTGTCAGCTTGAACCGTGCCCAGGGCCTTGGCTCCGGCAGCACACAAGGCACCAGTGAAGCCGGCGAAGAGGTAACGCGGGAGATCAACCAGGGCGACGACCGAGGTGATGAGTACAGGTTGTTGAGTCTTCATTTTTTGCTCCCGGAAGGTTCGATAATTCGGCGGTCCAACAGCGGGTCCGCTTCCTTATCGTTCAAGAAGATTTCATCGCCCAGGTGATACCAGGTGCCGTCATGCAGTACGGACGACACATCTGTCACCAGGTAGCCAGACAACGTGGGTTGAAGAACGGCCGACAAATCAATAGGCGCTCGGAACTCATCAAGCCGACCGGCCAGGTCGTCAACTGATGCGGGTACTGCAGCAGTTGGAGCCGCCGCAGCGGGTTGGTTGACACCATCTTCAGCAGTAGCGGTATCAGCATCCGGCGCACCTGGTGCGGTGGTTGCTGGAGCTGCAGACTGATCGCCGGTCTGTTCGCCCGTTACTGCTGGGCCATCCTGGGGAAGTGCTGCAGCAGCTGGTGCAGCTGCAGTGGATTGGCTGACATCACCCAGAGCCGCATCAGCGGCTGAGGGGGTGCCCTTGGTTGGTTTAGCTGCCATGGGAACCTCAGCCGTTGATGTCGGAGATCAGGTAACCGGCATCCGAGCCCACGACCACGGGCTTATAGATGTCGGTGTTACGAACGTAGCGAACCTTGCCGCCCGAATCGGGGTAGGTGTCGATTTCGGGCATGCCCTTGCGTCGCAGGGTGTAGCCGAAGCTCGGCTCTTCATAGTCAGCCTGGTTGTCGGCTCCAGGCTTAGCCACGTAGGCCAGGGTCAGGTTGTCGCTCCAGATATCGGCGGTGTTGGTCGCGCCGGCCAGGGCTTCACCGATGCGAATGTCATCGATACCGAACAGAGCTTTCAGATGTTCCAGGGTGATCAGCTTGCGTTCATTGCTGCCCAGCGCTTCCTGGAGCTTTGGGTGGAACTTCAGGGACTGGTACACCGAGGCGCCCATGGTGATGGTGTTGGGGCGGATGCCGATGCGGCTACGGATCACTTCCTTGCCTTGTTCAACGACCGCGATAGGGTCGCCGCCGCCGTTGCTCCATTGGCTGGAGCCGACCAAGGTGACCTTGGAACCGGTTGGAAAGGTGCCAGGGTTCTGCGCCAGCTTGGCGCAGGTCACTTCACGGCGCAGGTCGATGGTATTGACCACGCGGCGAGATGCGCGAGCTTCAGCGTCGAACATGGATTCGCTCTTCTCGCGGTAGTCCACGGGATAAGCGATGTCATGCTCACGCAGCACAACGTCCAGGCCGTCCAGGTCATCCGGGGTCATGATGTTGGATTGGGCACGAATGGCCCGCTCGGTGTCGTAGACCTCGAAGGCCTCCTTGCCGAATAGCGGGATGGTTCCGGCTTCCTTGTCGATCAATGCGATGGGGAACAAGCCTTCGCCGATGTACTGGGCGTTGCGATAGCCACGCGCCAGGTTGGTGAGTACCGGGTCAACGACCCGCAATGCCTTCAAACGATCAGCCATGGTGACTCCTTGTTACTTGATGAGCTGGCGAACCGCCGACTCGTAGGGGATGTTTTTGGTGGACGCCAAAGCCGTTGCACGGTTGTGCAGGCTGAGGCGGTCGGGGTCGGTGTTCTTCTCGGCGAACTCCAGATCGGTCGGCACATGCACATCGCCTGAGCGTTCCTTGCTCGCCTGCTCGGCGAAGTCGATCTGTTTTGGCAGGTCGTCGAAGATCGCCTTGAGGCCTTCGATAACCGGCTTGCGCTGATCGCCCTCGCCGAACTCCAGCGGGGTTTCACTCGCCTCGGCGAAGTCCAGGGCGGCGATCAGGGCGGCGGTGTGCTTGGGCAACAGCTTGCCCGCACCGACCAGACCTTCAGCGAAAGCCAGGTTCTTGCCATGACGTTGGGCAGCTTGGTCCTTCTGCTGCTGCGCCTGGTGTGCAGCCAGTTGGGTTCTGAGGCGCGTGTTTTCCGCCTCCAGGGCGGCCTTTTCCGTTGGGTTCACGGGGTGTTCCTCGGTGGTGGGTTTGCTGGGTGGGGTGGGTTCGGTGAATGAGGGGCGGTCGTCTTCGCGGCGGGACTCCGCGAGGAGGTTGTCTACGTCCCAACCAGGTACAACGCGGTCAGCGGTTTCCTGGCCGAACTGGTCGATGATCCAGTCACGCAGGCGGCGGAAGATCCCGGCCGAGACGGCATCGCCGAAGTCTCCGAACTCGATTTCCAGCACACCCTCGCCATCATCGAACTCGATATCGGACAGGCCTTTGATCGCGGGTGGCTGGGCGCCGAGGAAACCGATATGGCGCAGGTAGTAGATGCCGGGCTTGGGGTTGCGTGGGTCAGTGGGTGCGTACCAGGACGCGGAACGCGGATACCAAGTGCCGGCCGCAACACCTTCGGCGAAGTCGTTGTGAACCTGCTCAGGCACTGCCGTCGCTTCGCCTTTGATGTTGCGGCTGATGGACCGAACCCAGCCATATGCCGGCCCGTTGTCCTTGGGGTGACCGATGACCAGGGGCGCCCGGTGTAGCGCCGGGTCGTAACCGCTGATGGATGCCGCCAGGTCTTTCTCGGTGAAGTCGACTTCTCGGCCCTGGCTATCGACATGCTTACCGGCACGAAAGAAAGGAATGGTTTTCATGGTCTGTGCACTTCAGTTGAAGGTGATGCACACAGACTGAGCCAATGCCCGGCCGAAGACTTTTAATCGAGTTTAAAGAGTGTCGCGGCGGTGTTGATGCGGCCAGGGTGCCATTGGCACCCGCGCGGTGGGATAGGAATAAGGCAGCAGGGCTTTATAAAGCGTTTACAGCGTGATTCGCCTATGTGGTTCGATGAACCGGAGCCGTATGCACGCTGTGGGGTCTCTGAGGGGCTTACAGGCGAGCGGCTTTTTCCAGGTGATTCATGGCCAGATCCAGGATGGCCTCTTCTGCTTCGGGCTGCAGCTCGCCCTCGGCATCCATAGGCAAGAACTGTCGACCTGGAATGTCACCCCACAGATGAGGGAAGTCTGACTTGGTGCCGCCGAAGTGCATCATGGCGGCATAGGGTTTGTTGCTGCCGACCAGCGCCGAGCTATCGGTAGCTTGCGTCGTGATCGAGGCGGCCAGGCCTGCAGAACTGACCTGCAGCATCTGCCCAGGCCAGTTACCGTTTTTCTCCCGGCGGGCTGTGGTGACATCGGATAGGTCTTCCCATTCGGGGCGGCCTTCCTCGCCGAAGTTTTCCTCGGTCTGGCTGGCCAGCTCGGCGGCGATGCCGCGCATCAGCGGTGCAAGGTCGCCCACGGCCCATTCGATTTTGCGCAGGGCTGTCTGCAGGCGCTGGTGATCCAGTTCGACGGTGAACATTTGAAACCTCCTATGCGGCTGCCTGTTTGCGTTTAAGCATGTCGGCCAGGCCAGTACCTGGTGCGTGGTTGAATCCAGGGTCGGTGCGGAAGGTGATGGCCTTGCCAGCGGCGTCTGTTGTACGAATGCCGGTGACAGGCGCGGTGCGGATCTCGCCGGTACGTTTGTCGGTGCCGGTCTCCACGGTCTCGGTGAACATGCGCCCTTCGCTCGACACGACCTTCAGGCCTCGGCGTTTCACAGCGGCCTCGGTCAGGGCGACAACACGGCAGCGGCAGTTGAACCCATTCGGCGGAAAGATCGCAGACCAGATCGGATCGTCATGCCGGAACACCTGGCCATGCAGCGCCCGGTGACTCGGCCGGGTCTTGCCGTCCAGGATCGCCACGTACATCCAATACGGATGGGTTTCGGTCGTTTGCTCCATTTCGGCTTTGCGGCCGGCCATGTAGGCAGACTGCAAGTTGGTCTGATAGATCGTCTTGAGACGGCGCGGACTGCCCAACTGGACCAGCTCGCCGACGCCCTCACTGTCGACAATGACTTGCTGGCCCCACCAGCCTTGCGACTCCAGGACAGGCTGTAGACCGGCAATGAACTTCTTGAGGGTCTGGCCTTCCTGCAGCGCGGTTTCCAGGGCGCCACGAATGTCCGACAGCAGATCGAGGCGCATGGCCTTGGCCACGGTGAAGGACTGGTCATGCGCCTGGTCGAGCATTTCCTGCCAGTTCCAGGTGATCGCGTAGCCCTTGGCTTTTAGGTAGGCCACGGCGTTTTTCGGCTCCATGCCGAAGATGGCCTTGAGGTCGGCCGGGTTCGGGGTCTTCGTCTTCGTGGTGGTCGCCATCAGTCCTCCCGATCCGCATTGGCATTCAAGCGACCCCACAGGTTGGCCATGAACAACAGGCGTGTGAGGTTCTCCTGCAGCGCCTGGTCATCCATCGTTGGGTAGGCTTCGGCCAGCAGGCCGAGCGCCTCGGTGTCGGTGCGAGCGCGCAACAGTGTCTCGATCAGAGAGGCAACGGCCTGTTCGCTCTGCTCCTGCAGCAGCTCGGCGGGGAGACTGTTGATAGCCTGGTCAAGCGCTACCTGGTCGAGAATCGGCTTCAGACCCGACTCGGCAAACTCCGACGATCCGGCCGGCGTCGGGGTCTCGTCCAGGTCACCCTCCTGCAGGTGGTAGGTACGCATCCAGTATTGCGATGTGAACTTCACCCCCGACTCTGTGAGGGACTTGTCGCGGTCGGCCTGGGTCTTGTCGATCTCTTCTTGTTCCCACAGCTCGTATACCGGGGCGGCAACGTTCTCGCCGAAGTTCAGATCGACGACACGGCGAATGATCGCGTTCATGGTCGCGGCAACAATACCCTTGTCGCCGTCGCGGATGTCCTTGGTGACTTCCAGGCCGGCTGTTGCGCTGGCCCTGTTGCTGTTGGCTTCGGTGGTTTGGTTCTGCCCCAACAACCCGACGTTGATCTCGCTGCGGCAGTAAACCAGCAGTTCGCGGTAGACCTCGGCGCTGCCGGCCTTACCAGCGGCCTCAATGATCTCGACGCTGGAGTCATTCGGGATAGCGGCAACGGCGTCCTGGACCATCGCCTCCAGGCTGTCGAGCAGCAGATCGGTTTCCCCTGTGCTGGCACCGCGGGGGTGCTTGCCAATCACCCAGGGCGAACCGTACTTCTCGGTGAACTGGACCCAGAACTTCAGGCCGCCTTTCATGAAGATCACCGGCCAGAAGCACATGGACAGGTCAGCGAAGCCATACGGGTTGTTGTAGGTCGCATCTTGCCGAGCCACGACAAAGCGTTGCGGGTCGCACAGCTCACCAGTCAGCCCGGCATCGCGGGCACGGAAGCGCAGGTTGTTCTCCTGGTCGTAGAGGAACCACTCGGCAGGCTTGCCCAGCAGATCCTGGGGGACGATGCTCATGCCGACCGGACGCCACATCAGTTCAATTGGCTGGAACCCGTACAGCGGCGCGTCCAGCATCTCGCGAATGATCCGGTCGAGATCGAGGTCGGTCAGCCAGTCACGAACAAAGCGCTCAACCCGCACCGGGGCATTGCCGCGCTTCAAATCGCGCTCCAGGGCGAGGACTGACGACTTGCGACGGCGGATGTTGCCGCCGACCAGGGCCGAACTGCGCAGATCCCGATAGACCGTGATGTCCTTGCCCTGGGCCTTGAGGATCGGGTCGGGGTTCGGCAGGTACATGCCCAACGCCTGGGCGTCGAAGCTGCGCGCACGGCTGGCGATATGCTCTGTCAGCCCCTTGTGCTTCGGCTCGGCGAAGTTGACGAATTCCGTGGGAGTGACCCACACACCTTTCTTGTTCATGCGAACCCCAGAGTCATGCGGGTGCCCTGACGCGGGCGACGAGATTTAACAACGACAGGGCCCGAGGCCATATCCAGGGTGGCGAAGTTGGCCAGAACACCGGCCCCTGCAAAGTCGCCATGGCGATATAGGTCCGGGTCTTTGAGGTCTTGCGAGCGAGCTTTCATGACCATTGGAATGCCGTCTACGGTTTCAATGGACCGCACGTCCTGCTGCAGCGAGTCATCCTTGGGCATCGTGATGGTGCCGTCTTCATAGAGCTGGATGAACTTGGGCATCCAGGCGCCGTACCAGCCGCGACTGAGTTTGACCTGGTGAATGCGGTCATGGCCGAACTCGTCAGCTGTGTCTTCAGCCAGAGTCTCGCCGTTGCCGGTGGCATCCAGTGCCGCCCCCGCAAAACGCGGCAGTCCACGCAGGATGTAGAACAGGATTTGCTGCTGTTGACGGGTCGGCACTTTGTGCATCTCCACGACAAACGGCACGTCACGATGCCGCGCCTGGTCGACGGACATCGGGCAGATGATTGAGAAGTCACGGTGTCGGGCATAGTCCATGCCCAGGTAGTGCCGCAGCTCGGGCGTCAGATCCTGGACCAACGGTGCGAGATAACGCTCAATCCAGTCCTCGGCATACGCTTCACGACGACCCACTGACTGCAGTGCAAAGCCATCGTCCAGGGCCAGGCGCAGGACCGTCCGGTCTGGGCGCATGGCGTCCTCGATCCACACACCAGGAATGCACACGCCGTTGCCATCACGTGGGATTGCGTCCAGCTCTTCGCGCATCTGCGCTCTGCGTGGGCCGTAGGCATTGCGAATGCCCTTGTACCAGGCTTCCTTGCCTTCTGGCGTGGCCTCCTCGCCACGCATCATGCAGCGCCGCTCATAGAGCCCGTTGGCCACTGCATCATCAAAGGTCGCCTTGTAGACCACGGCGGCGTCACCGTACCGACCTTCCTGGATGTCGGCGATCATTTGATTGAAGGGGTTGGACTTGCCGTTGTGGGTACTGATGATGACGATGCGACCGCCCCAGATCAGCAGCGCAGTAGCGGCATCGAGCACAGCCGACACATTTCGGTGATAGGCCGCCTCGTCGATGATCACCTTGCCCTGCAGGCCGCGCAGGTTGGCCGGGTTGCTGGACAGCGCGACGATCTTGAAGCCCGAGGCGTAGCGAATGCGGTAGGCGTTGATCTGGCGGGTGTTGCCTGAGTCGTCCTGGTCCTCAAACAGGAACTCTTCGATTTCGCTGACACCCGAAGCCTGGGCCTCGGCCATCACCCGGCTGAACTTGGCGCAGTAGCCGATGAACTCCAGGCCTTTTTCCTTGGTGTCGCCGACATAGAACACGTCCATGCCGCCAGCGGCCTTGCGTGACGCGGCAGTGATCACCGAGTCCAGGGCCTCTGCGAAAGTGATACCGGTCCGACGACCTTTTTCACAAAGCTTGATCTGGGCCTGAATGCGCAACCAGTTGACCTGGTGCGCCATGAGGATGCCATCCGCAATCGGGTTGTACCCGCTGGGGATCTGCTTGACGCTCGGCGGCAACTCGTCCCATTCAACAACGCGCAATGTGCTGGACGAGGGTTTGACCGCTGGTGCGCTCATTTGACCCCCAGGAATTTCTCGCGCCAGAACAGGGCCTGCTCTTCGCTGATACCTCCGGCCTGTACGCTCTTGGCCAACTCCGCGTCTTGTTCCTGGAGCAGACGATCACGCGCAGCTTTCTCGATAGCCTGGCGCTCTTTGATGCTCAGGGTCCGGGCCTGCATGGTGTTCTTCGCTGCCCGCGCCAGTTCGGCCACTTCCTTGGTGGTGACATCATCTTTTTCATGGGCGCCCATCGCGGCTTGATAAGCCAGTGTCGATATCGCCTCGACCAGCAAGGCGCCGGTCTTGTCGGATGCGTCTTCACCGAAGGCACCCACAAAGGCCTCGGCCTGCTCACGGTGCTGACGGGTCTTCTCCGTCAGCAGATCGAAGCCTTGCTTGAAGCGCCCCAGCGCGCTACGGCTGGGGGCCTTTTCGTTGGGAAAGCGCGACTGGATGTCGGCAAGCATGTCATCCAGGGTCATGCGGTCTTCGCGCAGTAGCTTCTGGATGTACGCCTTGACCATCGGCGGCAACCGATTGATGGATGATTTACCGGCCATGTTATGCCCCCGGCCGCTTGATGCCTGGGACGCGAGCGCGTCCTGCAGCAATGTCCTGGCCACGCTCGGTCAGCGTGGCCACCAACACCGGGCCGACATCGGAAACAGTCACCGCGCCTTGTTCGGCCAGCCAGTGCAGTTCGGTCTTCACCTGGTCGCGGCTGAGGGTGTGGCCGAATCTGTCCAGGGCCATGTTCAGCACCGAGCTGTTGGCACGGTAGCCGGTCGTTTCGGCCAGCAGGCGCAGAATCACCAGGCGATAGTCTTCACGCAGGAAGGAGGCGAATTCGGTCATATCTTTTCTCGCAGCAAATAATCATTGATCCGGTCCAGCGAACGGGCCAAAGGGCCCAGCGCTTCCTTGACCCCCGACAGTTCGGCCCGTACCGCCTTCATGTCGCCCAGCAGATCGGTGACGGCGGTCTGGTCAGGCAGGTGCCGGACGTGTTCTTCCAGGGCGACGATGCGCGTGCGCAGCTCCAGCAGTTCCTGGGCACTGGCGGTCTGGCGGTTGGTCAGGTAGGTGTAAATACCAAGCACTGTCAGGACCAGCCATTGCACGGTCTGGAAACCGAAGTTGAGATCGTTCAGATTCATTCAAAACCCCGTGTGGCCAAGTGTTCCAAGGCGTCTATGCAGTCAAAGCAATGTTCGATACCAGGGCCGTCCTGGCGTTGATCTTCAGGAATCGCGTCACCGCATTCCTCGCAGCGGTAAGCCGACCGGCCGGAGCCTCGTCGAAGGTCGCTGTTGCGCACGCGCAATTGCGCATCGCTGATGTCGTCATCTGTAGCGGGTTCAGCTACATCCATAGGGCGTCAGTCCTTTTCCTGGAGATCAAGCAAGGCATTGAATTGGGCGAGGATGGATCGGGCCCACAGGCCGTAGTCCTGGGCGTGGGCAAGGATGTCGGCGGGAGTGACGCCGCTTTCCAGTAGTTCGGCTTCAGAGCCGGTGGCGGGCCAGGCCGCTTTTTCAGCTGCGGTGGCAGCGGTGCCCGGTCCTGGGGCGGGCACACCGAGGGCGGTGTTGAAGTCGCGCAGCCAGCCAGCAGTGAACACGCAACGAGGGATAGGCTTAGCGACAGCGCCAGGCGCCGGAATGTACTGGGTCGTGACATGGGGGATTCGCTCCTGGAGCTGGCGTTTCTCTTCTGCGTGTCGGTCGAGGGTGGTGAGCAGCAAGGCCTCGGCTTCGTTGGCACGGGTGACCTGCTGCAGCAGCTGCAGACGGTTTTCCTTTTCCGCCGCCCCGGCCTGTACTGCCTGCGTAGCCTTGAATGACTGCAGGTCGGAATTGCCCAGGGCTTCGGCGTACCGAAACCCGAAGCCGTAGGCGATTGAGCCGGCAGCCGCTGCACTGATCACGCAGGCCAGGCCGGCGACAAGGAGTCCTGTAGGCAACCGTTCAAGCACCATGGCGCTGCCTCATACGGTTGCGGGACTTCCGCGCACGGCGCTTGGCGGCTGCAATGCCGGTCTTGCCGTGGCGATAGAGGGGCATGACGCCGGACCTGATCCAGGTTCCGGCAGCGGTGCTTGGAGTGGGCCAACGACAAACACCCGCGAGCCCCGCCAGCAGTGCTGCGAAGGCCCTACCAAAGAGGTTCAGTCTCATGACGAAACCTCCTGGTCTGGTTGCTCGGCCTGGTCAGGAGGGCCTTGCTTGACCAGGCGAGCAATGAACAGCAGAACAGCCAAGCCGCTGTTGAGGGCCGCATAAGTCGATGAAGAAAGTTGCGCTTGCCACATCGGCAGGATGGTGGCCTGGGCGAGACCGAGCAGCGCGATGACGATGGCCAGCTGGACGCTGTGAAGCTTCCAGCAGCAATGGCAGTTGTCGATCAGCTTCATGCTGGCTCCCCGTGATAGGCGTCGGGGACAACGCCGGCCAGGTGCAAGCCTTCATTGATCAGTGCTTCGCCGTACCAGTTGCCCTCGGGAAGGGCTCCCGCTCCGTTTTCGTGGCGAATGATCGCTTCTGTGAGCGCGCGCATGGTCCGGTAGTCGTACACGTCGATACGCTCTTCAGGTGACACGCCAAGGCGGCCAGCAACCTGCCGGATATAGCTCTCGGTGTTGTTCTCGTTCGGTGGTGCCCAGCGCCCGATAATTGCGCGGACAGTGCGCAAGCCATGCTTGTCCTGGTAGGTGATCAGGGTGCGAGCCAGGGCTCGGATGCCCCATTGGGGGCCAATGAACTGGACGAATGCAGTGTCATTCTGATTCGCCGACATGCCTTGCCAGCGGGTGCCTTTTACATGGCGGATATTGCCGGGGTTAAAGTTGCGGATGCCGCGAGGGGTTTCGGGTCGCATCGGACGCCTCCTGTAATGGCGCCGTACTTTTCGGACGCCAGAAATACACACGCCACCATGATCGGCGGCGTGGTACAGGAAGGCTTTTAATCGAGTTTAAAGAGATGGCTATCTTGGGGAATCAACATGCTTTCTTAACTAAGCCCAACCTCGGCTGTGCTGAAAGATCTCTACTTGGGCAATGCTTTGCCTGTATGCATATACCATCTGACCATATTTATTCTGCAGAGGTATGAAGAAGAAATAAGGCAGAATTATCCCAAAAAAGAAGGTTGCCACGAGCAGAATCGAAGATGTAAACGCTATCCCAGAAAACAGCTCTATGATGAACGCCAAAGCACCTAGGGCCATCCAGCCTACGATGGGGTTGAGTATCATTTTTCTACGAGCATCTGCGAGGCGCTCGCGTAGATGAGTGAGAAGCTCAGCCACCTCCTCACGGCTTCGGCTATTCAGATCATCCAAGCCATAGTTATAGATATTGCCACCAGCCACTTGCCCGAAACTGCCATGGAACTCCATACCCATTATCCATTCGCCTGAGGCAAGTCAATTTTAAGCTGACCGTCTGGAGTTTTTAACTGATCCAGGCAAATGGATTTACAAGCTAACTTCTCAATGAAAATGCTCCTGCCTTTCGAATCGATCTCTATATAGCAGGTGTGTCCTCCAGCCTTGTAAGCATCGGGAATGCTTGCTGACTCTGGCACATCGAACAGGATCGATGTTCGGAAGTTTTCTTCCACACGGACCCTCTCAAACTCCTGAGAGTATTTGTCCAGTCCAGGACAAACCTGACGAACCACCGGGAGCGTTTTCATTACCAGCGGATCATCAGACGGCACCGAAAACACAGAAGATGCGGCGGCTATTTCGCAACCCGACAAGGTGAGTAGTGAAAGCCCAAATACTCCCAAGATCTTTTTTTTCATTCCCATACCCTTAGTTAGAAAAAGAATCCGCCAACAACAATCCCAAGCAGGAACAAACCAGCCGAATTTTGTCGATGCAACATCACAAAGTCCTTGAATGTCAGCTTGTTCACCTCAGGAGGCTGAAGCGCTTTTTGCTGGTGGGGAACAAAGCCTTGGACAAACTCTAACGTCTTTTGAAGCTGTGGCTTCTGAAGGTTATTGAGCTGAGTGCGGCCGAAGGTTATCTCACAAAAGTTGTTCATCTCGGCCTTAGCATCTTTCTCAGCTACCGCTCTCAGTACCTTGCCTACTAAACGGCGTTTGTCAGCCTCTTCTTGTAGGAACTCCAATCTGGTTTGCATTGCATTTCGCGCATCAAAAAACTGCTCAGCGGTGATCTCACTAATAGTGGTCACCCCGAGTTGAGCGTGAACTCTACGCCAAACATCGCGGGGGTCATCCCCTAGCTCTTCGCACTTTGCCCGCAGTTCATGCAGTTCCTTACGCTGGGCAGATACCAAAAAACGGGACTCAGTCTTATCCACCAGGCTGATGTTTACACCGTAGTTGTTGATATCGCCCCCAGCCGCTTGGCCTACCTCACCATGAAAGTCCTGGCTCATGGGTCACTCCTTGGATTTCACATCCCCAACATTGAAGGTAACGCCTGATTTGTTAGTGATATTGCCAGCCACAGCTTGGCCCACCGCCCCGTGGAACGTTTGTTTAGCCGGAGCAGACCCCGCTGTAACAGCCGCGATAGCCGCCGCTTTGACGGCCACCGGAGCAGACCTGAATTTTTCAAGTAGTTCTGTTTCATCCGCCGTAAGCGAGCCTACAGAGCGTTCGCCTGTAACGATATACAACGTGTCGATACCAACTTTCGCGACCGCTGCAAGGTAATCCGCCCCGGGATACCGCTCACCCTGCTCGTACTTGAGCTGAGCAAGCTTCTTGACACCTCCGATAGCCCCAATTGCGGACTGGCTAAAACCCAGCCGCTCACGCTCTTCCCTAAGGCGCTCACCGATATTCAAAAGCATCACTCACCACTTGACAGGTATCTTTTTGCATACCATCATGATTGCCACATAACCCAATTATCTTTGCATCACAGGAGCCACCACCATGGCCACCCATGCCAAAGCCCTCACCGCCGACCAGGTGAAAGAAAACTTCCGCCGCGTCGGTAAAACCTTCACTCAATGGGCTCGCGAAAACGGTTACACCCGCAATGAGGTGTACCGCGTCCTCAATGGCCAGGCCAAAGCCAATTACGGCAAGGCTCATGACATTGCAGTGAAGCTCGGCCTCAAGCCATCCGCAGCGTTGGCAGCGTAATGGCTACCGCACAGCAGTTCCGTACCAACCGCCTGGTGCTTGAGACGCCGCAGATCGTCGTGCGCTCCGTGCTTCGGCCAACTGATCGGTCAGCCATGCCAGCGTCCTGGTTGCCTCAGCCTCTATGGGTTGCCCAGGCCACCGAACCGACAGCAGCGCCTGATCTATGCCCTCAGGTGAAACGAGCCCTTGAACCTCAAGAGCAGCAGCAAGGCGTAACCAGCCCTGTGCCAATGCATTCACCTGTGCCTCCAGCCTCTCAATACGGTCGGTCATTTCTCATGTCCATGTTGGGGAATGTACCCGAAAACATTGCACCCGGCGCAATCACTTTGCATAGCTGCAAAAGATCAGATTGTTTGGAGTGCGTTTCAGAAAGGTCTTTCCAATGAGCCGCCGTCGCTGGAAGAGCATTCAACCGACCTCGTTGCGCCATGCGCTGGAGCTGTGCAAGGACTTCGCCAAAGACACGCACAACAAGGGCGTCGAGCGTATCGCCGATGAGATGGGCGTCGCAGATCACTGGTCTGTTTACAAGTGGCTGCAGACAGGGCGTATGCCGGCCAACCTGATCCGCCCCTATGAGCGGGCTTGCGGTTGCGATTACGTCACTCGCTGGATCGCCGCCAGTGCAGGTCGCCTGACCATTGATGTACCTACCGGCCGGCATTGCACCGCCCAGGATACGCAGGCGCTACAGGAACTTCTCACCACAGCAGCCGGCAGGTTGCTCGCGTTCTACTCGAAGAGCTGCGAAGCCGAAGAGACCCTTGCAGCCATCCAGGCCGCAATGGAGGGGCTTGCATGGCACCGAGGCAATGTCAGCCAAACCCAGCAACCACAGCTTGAACTGGAGGGACAACCATGAGCCGCACCGTCTCAGCCGCCGCACGGGTGTTGCGTGTACTCAAGGCCTTAAAGGGCCACACCGTGACCGGCCTTAGCAACACCGAACTGGCCCATCTCACCCAGGACAGCCCCAGCAACATCACCCGAGCCATGCAGACCCTGATTGAAGAAGGTCTTGCGGTGAAGCTGGACAACGGCCGCTTCGCTCATTCCGTGGGCGTGCTGCAAATCGCCCAGGCCCATGCCGAGCATATGGCCCGGGTGACAAACCGCATGCAGGAAATCACCCAGCGTATTGCCGCTGGATCGATGAACTAAGGAGAACACCATGGCACGTACTAAAACCCAACCCGCAGAGACAGTCGACCTCCCGGCTCTGAATGGCGAAATGCTCACCGCCAACCAGAACGCTATGGCAACCATGCAAGCCTCGCACAGCGAAGAGCGTGACATGGTCAATCAGTTGCTGGGCCAAGCTCAAATGGCTGGAGCGTTTGAAGAGTTTTCCCGCACGGTGCGGACTTCCAAGCTGGCTTTCGTCAAGGAAAACAAGCTCTACAGGGCTATTGCTGGGCGCAAAAGTCCGCACGGTGCGGAAATGATGACCGGCTCTTGGGAAGAGTTCTGCGCATTGCTGGGACGCTCCGTCGACCAGGTTGATCGCGATATTGCTAACCTTCGGGCCTTCGGCGAAGAAGCCCTCGATTCCATGTCCCGCATGGGGATCGGCTACCGCGAAATGCGCCAATACCGCCGCCTGCCGGACGATCAAAAAACAGCTCTGATCGAAGTCGCCAAGACCGGTGACAAGGATGCTTTCGTTGATCTCGCCGAAGAGATCATCGCCAAGCATGCCAAGGAAAAAGAAGAGCTGTCCCAACGCTTGGACGAAGTGAACGCCGACTACGAAGCTCAGGGCGAAGTCATGGCGAAGAAGACCAAGGAGTTGGACAGCACCAAGCAGGAGCTGGAAAAGCACCGCAAGCGCATCCAGAGCGCGACACCAGACGAAGTGATCAAGGAGCTGCGCACCGAGGTTGTGGCGCTGCAATTTGAGGTCGAAGCCAAGATCCTGGGCGAACTGCGCGAAGGTTTTTCCCGGATGGCCGAGCATAGCGCTGAACATGGCGAAGACCATCGCACCTTTAAAGCCGGCTTGATTCGTCAGCTCGAAATCACCCTTGCAACGATCCGTAGCGAGTTCCACTTGCCAGAGCATGCGGATGATACCGGCGCCCCGGTTTGGCTGAACGCGGCCGAGGCTTAACCCATGAACCCGGTGCAGATCCAGCAACTAGCCCAGATCGCCCAGCGAGCGGACAACACCCCGCACGGTCAGCGCACTGCTGTCTATCAGGCGGGCGCGGCTGAGCTGGGTGTTTCTATCCAAACCCTACAGCGCAAGCTGAAGGAGGTCAGAGTGGCCACGCCGCGTAAGCGCCGGAGCGATGCGGGTAACAGCGCTTTACCCCTGGATGAAGCCCGATTGATTTCGGCTGTGTTGCTGGAGTCGATCCGCGCCAACAACAAACAGCTGTCCACCATTGAGCGTGCTGTCGAACGCTTGCGCAGCAATGGGCTGATCATGGCCGGCCGGGTTGATGAAGCGACCGGCTTGTTTCGCCCGCTGACCTGCGGGGCCATCAGTCGCGCTCTGAAAAGCTACAAGCTGCACCCTGAACAGCTGCTGCACGATGCCCCTGCGGTATCGCTTGCCAGTAACCACCCGAACCACGTGTGGCAAGTGGACGCATCGATCTCCACTCAGTTCTATCTGGCGGATGACGGTGCACGGGCAATGAATAAAGCCGAGTTCTATGACGGCAAGCCCGGCAACCTGAAGAAGATCGAGCGCCAACGCCTGTGGCGCTACGTGATCACCGATCACACCAGCGGCACCTTGTACCTGGAGTATGTGCTGGGCGCTGAGTCGGCCGAGAACCTGTGCACCGTGCTTATCAACGCGATGCAGAAACGCCACGAATCAGACCCGTTTCACGGCGTGCCCTGGATGCTGATGACTGACCCTGGTGCAGCCATGACAAGTGGCATCTTCCGCAACCTGTGCCGGGCCATGTCCATCGACTTGATCATCAACCAGGTCGGCAATGCACGGGCCAAGGGTCAGGTCGAACAGGCGCACAACATCGTTGAGCGTGAGTTTGAGAGCGCGCTGAAGTTCCAGGCTGCGAACAGCCTGGAACAAATCAACGCTTGGGCCGGACAGTGGATGCGTTACTACAACGCGACCGCGATTCATACCCGTACCCGGCGAACCCGATACGGCGTGTGGCAGTTGATCAAGCAGGACCAGTTGCGCCTGGCGCCAAGCGTTGAGGTCTGCCGTGAGCTGGCGGTCAGCACACCGGAATACCGCACTGTCAGCAACCTGTTGCGGGTTTCCTTCCGGGGCGCTCAGTTCGATGTCAGCTCTGTACCTGGTGTGATGGTCGCTGAAAAGCTGCTGATCACTCGCAACTGCTGGCGAGACAAGGACACCGCCATCGCTGTGCTGGTTGGTGAGGATGGCCGTGAACAGTTCCATGTTATCGACCGGATCGGAATCGACCAGTTCGGGTTTGCAGAGACCTCGGCAACCATTGGTGAGCAGTACAAGCGCCACGCCGAGACGCCTGCCCAGGCCTCGCGCAAAGTCCTGGAACAGATCGCTACTGGCACCACCAGCGAAGCCGACGCCGAAGCTGCACGCAAGGCCAAGGCCGTGCCGTTCGGCGGCCTGATCGATCCACATAAACACGTCAGCGACACCGTGTTGCCGACCTACATGCCGCGTCGTGGCACCAACCTCAACGTCAACGCCCCAACCGTCGAGGTTGCCCCGCTCAGTCATGTCGAAGCCGCGAAACTTCTGCGCCCGCGCCTGGGCAACCTCTGGACGGCAGAAACGTTTGGCTGGCTACAACAGCGTTACCCGGAAGGAGTTCCAGAAGAGCAGCTCGACGCCGTTGAGGCTGAGCTGAAACGACCAGTTGAGGTCATGCGCAAACCGTTCAGCCTGGTTCTGGCTGCGGTTGGAGGTGAGTGATGTTGAAGCTGAAGCAAATTCTACAAGGAGTGGGCCGCCCTCAATCAGCCCTGGCTGAGTCGCTGAGTCTCAGCGATGCCACGGTAGCCCAGCTACTGAACCACAGTCAGTGGCCTCGCAGCCTGGACTGTAACGAACTGCAGGGGCGCATTCGTGTGTTCCTGACCGAAGCCGGCGCCAACGATGCCGATATCGCCAACGCCTTTGAAGAAGTGGATCTGCCGTGCGCCAACACGGCAGATCCGGCCCTTTCGCAAGAGCCGTCCGGGGAGGACGAACAAATGTTACTGCCAAAACAGACTCTACAGCCAGAAACTCGCAAGGCCTTCAGCCTGTTCCGTGATCCCTTCGATGAGCTGCACTGCGCACAGGATATGTGGGTCAGCCCTGACATTCGCTATGTCCGCGAGATCATGTATCAGACGGCGCGTCACGGCGGCTTCCTTGCGGTCGTCGGGGAATCAGGCGCAGGCAAAAGCACGCTTCGCCGTGACCTGGTGAACCGCATCGCCGAGGGTGGTGATCAGGTGGTCATCATTGAGCCCTATGTCCTGGCGTCCGAAGACAACGACACCAAGGGCAAATCCCTGAAAAGCACCCACATTGCCGAGTCGATGATGGCTGCGGTCGCGCCGCTGGCCAAACCCAAGAGCAGCCCCGAGGCGCGTTTCGCCCAGCTGCACAAGGCGCTGAAAGAGTCGCACGCGGCCGGCTATCGCCATTGCCTGGTGATCGAAGAGGCCCACAGCCTGCCGATCCCGACGCTCAAACACCTCAAGCGCATCCTTGAGCTGGAGGTCGGTTTCACCAAGCTGGTCAGCATCATCATGATCGGCCAGCCCGAACTGGACGTGAAGCTCAGCGAACGCAACGCCGATGTGCGTGAGGTCGTACAGCGTTGCGAGCGGGTCACCCTGGCACCAATCGAAGGCAATCGCCTGGAAGAGTTCCTGAAGTTCCGCTTTGATCGTGCGGGCAAAGCGCTGGGTGAGGTCATTGATGCCAGCGGTATCCAGGCGATTACTGAACGCCTGTCTCAGCCAAGCCGGCGCGGCGGTCGCGACGAGAACGTTTCGCTGCTGTACCCACTGGCCATCGGCAACCTGGTGATCGCGGCGATGAATCTAGCCGCCCAGCTGGGCGTGCCGATGATCACCGCCGACGTTGTGAAGGGGGTGTGATATGGCCGTTCTGTATCTGGTCGGAGGGCCAGTGGCACTGCCGCCAAGCATCTTGGCTGAGGACTTCCCCGCGAAGCTGTCGGCCTTCAACGACCTGACCCGCGATTTCCGCCAGGCCGACATTGAGATCAAGCACCTGGTGCTGGCCGACAACAAAATCTTTATCGAACCGTCCAGCGTCGAGCTGCTTACGCGGCGGTTTGGGCACGAGCTGCGGCGCATGCGCAGCTCGTCTAAGGGGCGGTTCACTTGCCACACCGTGACAGTACGCGGCGTTGATGTCGCCTGGTACTCCTTGGTGAAGGAGCAGGAGACGTGATTTCGGCAAGTACAAAAAACCTGGGCATCGCAGCAATCACAGTTGTTCTGATTGGTGCAGCCACCGCCCTGGAGCTGAATAACAAGCCGAGTGCAGGTCTGTGGTTTCTGGTTGTGCTTCTTGCTGTCTTCACAGACTGGGAGAAGCAAGCAGCTCCAACACCCGTACAGCAAGTTTCTACAGCTCCATCTCCAGCTCTAACTAAAGAGGAAAGGCCCCATGACTGATATCAACATTCCTGCGGGTTTTGTCCGCAACGCCATCGGCCATCTGGTGCCGGTTGACCAGGTGCGCGAGCAGGACAAGTTGCGCGACCAGGTAGCAGGCGAGCTTGCTGAAGCGGCCAAAAAACTGCACCTGGATCTGAAGAACTTCAAGAAAAAATCGCTCGGTGACATCGCCGATCTGATCAGCATCGCGGGCGAACGCTACGGCGTCCAGATGGGCGGCAAGAAAGGCAACGTGACCATTGCCACCTATGACGGCAAGTACAAGGTTGTACGTTCGCACGCGGACCGGCTGACCTTCACCGAGGAAATGGAAGTGGCCAAGGTCATGGTGTACGACTGCATCAAGACCTGGAGCAAGGGTGCGGACAACCATTTGCTGGCCATCGTAGACCGTACCTTCAGCCCAAACCGCAATGGCCAGATCAAGACCTCTGATGTCCTTGATCTGCTGCGTTTAGAGATCGATGACGCCACCTGGAAAGCAGCGATGAAGGCTGTGAAAGACTCGATCCTGGTATCTGGTAGTGCCGTGTACATCCGCGTTTACGAGCGGGTGAATGGCACCGACGAGTACCGGGCCATTCCTCTTGACCTGGCGGTGGTGTGATATGGCGAACCTCAAGCAATACACACTGAAAGACACCTGGAAAGATTGGGATATCACCCTGGAGGTCAATCATGACCAGCTCACTGTTGAGCGTGCCACGTTGATCAATGAGTACTGGTCGGATTCGAAGTGGCGCCTTAGTGAAGCCAATCAAGATGTTGTCATGGCCGTCATCAAGATGGCGGCCAGACAACTGGTCTTTGCCTTTCTGGAGATTGGTGGCGGCACTTGTAATACCACCGAGGCAGCAGGGTATTGGACGCGAGACAACCTGCACAACCAAGAGGGCTGGGGCGGAACTGAAGGTAATGAACCATTCGGGTGGTGCGGCATTCGTCTGGTCAGTGCTGACATAGAAGTCGATCTCGATCTTGAGTTCCAGGAGGGTTGATATGAGCAAGAAAGAGAATTTTGACACCCTTGTTGTAGAGGGCATGGGCAACGATATCCCACGGGAGATTGGCGGGCTTCGGGTTGCTGCATGGTCGTCGGGGAGTGCGATCAACGACAGGAGTGAGCTGGAGGACTTCATCCGGGAACTGTCTTACGGCGATATTGAAGACCCTCAGCAAGCCGCAATCGATTTGATGGAACGCGGGGGATGGGCATGAACGCCGCGCCGACCAATCCGACCCGACTGCGTTACATCAAGATGATCCATGTTGCGCGGCGTGAGTTGCGGATGGATGACGATACGTATCGCCTGATGCTGGCCGGAATGACGGGGTTGGACGGCGCAACGTCCACTGCTGACTTGAGCGTTCCAAACCTGCTGAGGGTTTTGGAACAGCTCAAGCAGAAGGGCTTTAAGCCTCGTCCAAACAAGGCTGGTAAGCGGCCACAAGCCAATGATGAGCAGTCCAAGAAGATCCGTTCGCTGTGGCTGGCACTGCATGACCTGGGTGCGGTTCGCGATCCGTCCGAGGCAGCCCTGGCCAGCTTCGTAAAAAGCATGACAAAGGTGTCTGCGTTGCAATGGCTCAGCGTCCCCCAGGCAAGTCGAGTGATCGAGAACCTGAAACAGTGGCAGCACCGTGTGACCAATAAGGAGGTCGTATGAAAGCGCCCTGTAGCGCTCCGGGAGAGCTTCTCCAGACCCTGGCCGATCATGTGGCTCAGTCTGCCAAGGAGACTCTGGGTGTCGGCCCTGAACTCGCTGAAGCACACGGCAATGAAGTGGCAATGTTGATGGCTACTGTGTGGGGCGGGCAGATGCTCTACATGCCCAAAGGCATCCACCTACAAGCATCGAAGTTGCATCAGCAACTCTTTGATGAATTTACGGGGCGTAATCAGCGAGAGCTTGCCAGGAAGTACAACCTCTCGTTGGCGTTCGTCTACAAGGTCGTTAAGAGGATGCGGCTGGCAATAATTGCTCGTGACCAGGGAGATCTGTTCGCATCTTTTGAAGAGGACGCCGAAGAGTAG